TTAGGAAATTTTTTCATCTGTCCGGCGCTTCTCGCGCAGAAGGACTTACGTCTCTTCGCAGCTTTAGATCCAGGTTTCACTTTACCCGTCACGGCTGTTTTTAATTTAGAGCCGGGATTTAATCTTCGGTATGCTTTGACACCGGCTCGTGTCATACCAGCTCCAGATTTTGTAGATCTAAAGTTCTTTTTATTTCTCGCGGGCATAGTGCCCTTGTTATATAATTCTCTTGGCATTTGTGCTCTAGATATCATAACTCATCCTTGTCATATCTATTATTCCACCCATAGCTGCCTTTTTTCTTTTTGGTGCAAACGTTGCAGCTCTACTCGGTGTCGGACCAGTATTTGCTTTCGCTTGTTTTCTTCTTACGGCACCCGCACGTTGCCCTTTGGACATCGCTCTTGCTTTCGCAATGGGCACGCATTTTGGATAATTTTTTCTTTTTTCTCCACCACTTCGCCCACACTTTGGGTATGAGCCATCTTTTCGCTTGTTCGCAATATCGACCCAATTTTCCTTGACCCATTCTCTTAAACCTTTTTTAGCCATAAATCATTTTTGTCATGTCTTCTACACCAGAAACCATAAGTCCACCATCTTGAGCTTTCTTACGTTTCTTTTTACCACCTGGTGTAACTTTACCTGAACAAACTGCAGAAGCGTACATATTAGCATACGCTGATGGGTACACTTTAAATTTTCGCTTCGCTGCGGCTTTACCTCTAGGACATAGTTTTGCCATTAGATCAACCCCTTATAATATTTTCTCAACGATGGATTAGAAACTGAAACACCCCCAAGATCTCCAGAAATATAACTGCCGTTATAATTCGTTTGAGCCTGTCTGATCATTGAATCTGAACCTGTAGAAAAATATTTTCTACCAATCAAAGCATCTTTAATTACAGAAGATTGAACTGGTTTCTTTTTCTTCTTCTTACCGGTCATTTTTTCAATAAGTTTTTTAATGTTTCGTTTTCTCATTATCTATTGATTTTACCTTTTTTCTTCATTTTGCTACCGAATTTACCGTATGATTCATCTCTAGAAGCTTTTAACTGTTTTGCAGTTCTCTTCTTTTTGATTCTCATAGCGATAGACTCGTCTTTTCTATCTTTGTAGCCTTGTTTTTTCTTACCAACTTTTTTCACGGCTCCTCCTTTTTTAAACATTTTTCCGCCTCTCATTCCCATGTCTGGTGAATAAAAGCCAGAAGCTTCATCTTTTCTTTTAGTGCCAGAAATCATTCCTCTTCCGCCACCCATCATTTTTGCACGTCCTCCGACTTTAAATCTAAATCGTGCAGGTCTTACTCCGTTTTGTCTCATTATTTTTTACCTCCGTTACGAAATATTTGTGTTCCCTTTATACCATATATGCTCGCCACGACAAGGATCCACAAATTTGTAAACCATGACGGCAGCTGTGAGAACATCTCGAAGAACAATTTTACTTTGTCCATAGCGGACGGGTCGTCCGAGATGACTGCCCAGGCCAGCACCAACACGGGCAAACTTAAAATTATCAAAACTGCCTCGTCCTTCCAATCTGACTGACGGGCCTCTAACAATTTGCCCTGGTAAGATTCCTCACCTCGGGCCATTTTTTCTGCATGCATTAATTGTGCATCAGACATTGCCATCTTCGTCCTCTGCTTATTAGCATAAATTTTACTACCAGCAGAAACGGCTAATTTTATTGCCGACAACCACATATTAATACCAAGTAGCTTTTTTACTCTTTGATTTTAGCATTCTTTTAGTTCCTTTAACTTCAACTTCATCACCAGTTGGTATTACGTTTGATTGCATACCATTAGCTAAAGTTTTAGTTCTAGGATCTCTCACCAGGTTTTGACCTGGAGTTTCAATATCGATACCTCCGTTAGAGAAACCATCTTTATTGATGTCTAATGCTTTATCAACATTAACTTTTTCTGCCATTTTTCCTCCTATTTTTTATACCAGCCTGATTTAAAGCGATCGCAATAGCTTGTTTACGATTTTTAACTTTTTTATCAGAGCCACCAATCTTGAGAGTTCCTTTTTTAAACTCTCGCATGACCTTTTTAACCTTTTTTTGACCTTTTGTCATTTTCTTTTCTTCTTCATTCCATTTTTAGTTTTTGGAATCACACCTCTAGCCATTAAAATGTCTTTTTTTGTGATTTTTCCATCACCTGACACGTCAGGAAATGATTTTTTCTTTTTCTTCATCATTTTTTTCTTTTTCATCATCGATTTTCTCCTTCATATTTTTCGATTTCAACACTTGGCATCATTTTATCCACATTTGGAATAGATTTGCTCAAGATTGTTTTTTCAATTGATGTATCAGCCCTTAGTTTTGCTAATTGTGCGTTCTGATCCAACTTATCTTGCTTGTCTTGTTGGCTCATCATCGCTTTCATACGATCAAGATTGATTTTTTCTTGTCCCTCTTGTTTTTTACGCTCGTTATCCATAGCTCTAAGGTCTAATTCTCTTGCTCTTAACTTCGCAATTGGGTCATTATCAAATTGTGACGTGATAGATTTTTCTTCTTTTAAGAATTCACCCATCATTTCAGCAATCAGCACAGCTTTTCTAGCTTCAATTCGTTGTTGAAGCTCTTGTCCTTGCATTTGTGTTTGAGGATTTTGCATTAACATTTGTAATTGTGGCAACTCCTCTCTAAATTCTAGTTCGATTTGTTCTTGCGCCATCAAACTTATGTGTTCAAAAATATTTTTTTCCATTGCAGCCATCACCATTGGATTATTTCTAGCAATATTTGTTGCCATAAAATTTAAATGTGAGGTGATGTGTGCTCTGTGATCTTGTCCAGGAAAAGCTTGAAAAGGTTTTCCACCTAATGCCATGATATTTTCTAAACTTGGATCAAGTGGTGTAGGTTGTGCTGGCTTTGTTAATAACAAATCAATATTTTTTACACCTAAAGCTTCGTACATATTTCTGTAAGCTTGATACAGATTATGCATTTGTGGATTTGATGTTGCCAGTTGCAACTCTGTTTGCGCGAGGGATATACGCTGAGTTTGTGAAAAGATGTTAGGGTCCGCAACTGGCAGTATATCTACACGATCATCAAAGTCTTGTTGCTTGACCATTCTCTGACCCCCAACTACATCATACGGATATTCCGGTGGTAGATATAATTTAAAAACACGCGCTAGTAATTTAAACTCTTGTTTAAGCGCTGCATAGATTCTTTTGTGTATTGCTGACATAACTCTTGATCCTCTTTCAAGAAGAGCAACAGTTGTCCCAACAGCTGCTTGTTGATTACCATCACCGACTTGCATATCTGCAATCGATGCAAATCTTTGACCAGCTGATACTACTACACCCATTAACTGTAAAAGAGTTTGTGATGGTTCTTTGAATGGCAACATCATAAACGAATCTTTTAAGTTACCACCTGGAGCATCTACATCTCTAAACTCACCAGGTTGTATAGATTGCGCGTCATCTCTAATTCTAATGCCACGCATTTTAAATCCTGCGGGTAGGTTGGAGAGCGTACCCGCATCCAATAATTGACGAAGAGCTGCAGTTGCAGTTCTAGACAGACCACCAATCATATGGATGAGACCGAAGCCATAGAATCCTAAACCCGGTAAAAATTTAAAGTGGGTAAAATATGGAATCTTAGTTTTTTTCGGATCTCCAATTTCGTAATTTCTTCTAATCGATAAAACTTTTCTGTTAGCTTCTTCAACAGTTACAATGTAAGGAATTTTTATTCCAGATGGTTCACCTGTTTGTTGATTTTGATCTTCAAAACCTTCTAGATCTAAATTAACATGACATTCTAAAAGAGTATAGATGTCATCGTCTTTTGATTTTCTTTGACCTTCTAGTTCTCGTTCTTTTTTCTCAACTTCGTTTTCTTGATAACCCGGTGTACCAAGTTCTATGTCCAGGTAAAAACCTGCAACCTGTTGTTTTCTTAATTCGTTTTTAGAGATTTTAATCCGGTGTATGACTGCCTCCGCATCATCTAATGAGGTAGCTGAATAGGGGACAATCAAATCATCCGCCGGAACAAACTTCGATACGGCTTTGCCAGAAAGCTCATCGTAATAAACTTTCTTAAATGTTGAACCTGCTAGAGGCAGATAAAACAACATTGAATCGAAGTCGGGCTCATAATCTTTCATTTGATCCATGAGCTCATAATTCATATAATCTTTTACACGTTCAGACTGAGCTTGTTTCTCAGGTGTGGGAGCACCTACGACTTGTGTTCTAACAGGTCCGTCTGCTGGTAATAATTCTTTGTAAGCTAAAGCTTGAAACTGTGTAACTGCTTCTGCTAAAACTGGATGGGTTGCACCTGAAGCTCCTTGAAACGGTTCGGTTCTCTGATCGTATTTGAATCCTAATAGATCTAAACCTTTTGTGTAAGATTGTTCCCAATCTTTTCTGGACATATTGTAGTCCATATATTTCTGTGTAAGATCGCTTCCTAATTCGTCTAGGACATGATCTTCTAAAAATTCTGCTAAGTTTGCATAGTGCTCGTCACCACCTTCTGGAGATGCAGCATTAGGATCAAAGTCAACTGTAACTGATCCATCATCTTCTTCTTGTACTTCAACTGGACCTTTTTTAGATTCTTCAACTGTAATTTCTTGTTCTACAGCTTCTTGTATCTCTTCTTGTCCCGGAATGTTAAGTTCTTTTCGTGGCTCTTGCGTTAGAGCTTTGTCTATTTTGTCTGCCATTTGTTTTCTCCAAGTTGACTGTTTTAACAGTATTATAGTTTAAATTCAAGCCCTGAGGCGTGGGTCCGGATTCAGGCGGCAGGAGCCAGGTCTTAGGGTAGCTTGATGTTTTTGATTTGATCATTGTATTTCCCGAATGTTGTTTGATTGTCTATTGCATCATAAGTGCCTTCATCTAATGGTATTGCTAATGTCTTAGCTCTTTCTGCTGCAGCGTACTCAGGGTCGTTTCTCATCTTCCACATGTTAATAGCCATTTGTGGATCACCCATTTCTATAGCAGCTAAATAATCTAGGGGAGATAATTCTATACCCAGTTCATCAGCTTGAGATTTTGCTGAAATAGCTGCTCCAGTTCCAATTGCATAACCTAATGGTTTGAAAACTTTACCAACTGCTTTTGCTCCTGTTCCAATAGTTTTTAATAGTTTTTCTTTAAACCTAGGTTTTTTAGCTGCTTTTATTTGTTCCCCTATATTTAATTTTATAAGATCTCGATCAGCCTGTGTTAATTCTGAAACAGGTTTGTCTACTAATCCAAAGCCTAAAACTTTAGAATAATCAATACCATAAATTCTAGGTTTTAAAGTTTTTTCATCAACTAACACACCTTGTAAAACTCCGTCAGTTCTATCAGCTAACTCTGAAATTTTTATATTTATTTTTTCTAATTGTTTTTGAATATCTTTAGGAACCTTACCTGGTTCTAAATTTTTAATTAAATTTTTTTGATTTTCGTAAAGAGTTCCTAGTTTTTGTTCTATTGGTTTTATTATAGATTGATTGACCACTTTAGCGTCAATGCCCAAAGATGTTGTTAAATAGTTTGCACCTAAATTAGCATTAGCTTTTAATGAAGCTCTATGTGCTATGTCTACATCGTTAGCTAAAGCCTTGGGATCAACTTTTTTAATATCTCTTTTAATTTTTGATTCTACACCACCAGAAGAAGTTTTTTTAATATATTCTTTTCTAGCTTTATCCCGTGCTCGTTGTATCTTTTCTAAACCCTGATATGTTTGAGCAGGATAACTTAAATTAAGTTTATTTATTAAAGCTCTGTTTACACGTTCAACATTGTTTAATGTTATTCCGAACTTTTTTGCTAGGTCTGCATTAGTTGCAATTTTTTTTGCTTCTTTAGATCCTTTAGGAAATTTAAATCTATCTTTTAAAAGTTTTATATATTCCGCCTCTTGTGCTTTACTTGCAAATTTTACATCAGTTACTTTTGCACCGCCTGCAGGTCCTTCAAACGTAGGAGTAGGTTTATCTACTTTTCTTTCTTTAAAATATTTTTGAGAAGCTGCGGTTCCCGCCATTTGTGCATCTTTGCCTCCACCAAATTGAAACCCTATACGTCCTCCATCCGCTTCGTTTATTCTTTTAATAATTTCTTCTTGATCAACTTCAGTTGCATTGCCTTCGTTATCAAAATCAAATACCGGTGTAGTTTTTTTAGGATTTTCACTAATCCATTTGTCCCAATAATCTTTTCTTTCGATTGCAAATTTTCTCGCATCCTCTCCAGAGATCAAACCATCTTTAATATATTCTCGAGTTTCTTCTTCTAAGCTAGGTAAAATAAATTCAGGTTGTATTGTATTGCTTCTAACTGCTAATACAGTTCTATTTATTTTTTCAAATAAATCTTTTAATTGTTTTGGTTTTCTTGGTGGAGGAGTTCCATCAGATAAAAAAGTTCTGCTGGCTTCTTCGGCTCTAGTTTTGGATAATTCTTTTTGAGCTCTGGTTGGAGATTCGATGTACGAAGTTATCGCTTTCCCATAATCAGCGATCTTCATATTAAACTCCTAGGATAGCTGGTAATCCTCCAGAAGCTACGTCAATTCTGCCTTGACCATATTCCATTCTTAAGAAATCATCTATTTCCATAATAGGCATTCCAGGTCTTTGCTCGTTCATATCGTATTTGTACTGTTCGTACATTTCGATTTCATCAGGTGAATAATCCCCTGGTTTATAAGATGCTTTCATTGATACGTTGTCCCTGTTAGTAGGACCTGATGTACTTGACATCTCTTGCATATAAAATTCTTTTAATTCGTCGATTGATCTAGGTTTACGATTTTTCTTTTTAATAAATTCTTTAACAACTTCTTCTATTCGGATGTTCATGTCCTTTTTGCCTGATGCTAGCTGAATAGTTTCTATACCTTCTTTTTCCACAGGTTTATCCCCTTTTAAAATTTTTTCGAAATCGCCGATTGGATCCATGTCGATTTCTTTGATTTTTATATTATTCTTTTTTATGTAGTCCGTCAAGGTATCTCCAGCCTCAACTCCTACACCAGAATTATAAGCGTCTATTACATCTGCGTATGTTTCAAATTCCATTAATAATACACCTTTTCTCGTTTCGGTAGTAGTTCATCCTTATAATCTTCAGGGTGTTCTACTAAACCACCTTGTCTAAATCTCATGACAGCCTGAGTCATACTATCGACCAAGTCATCATGATCGCCATATGGAAAAGCTGCACATTCTTCAATAACTTCCTGTGCAAACTCCATTTCTTTGGGCGCCCATATTCGGCCACTCTCAAACAGAGGTGATACCGAGTTAA